CGGTATCGGCTAAGGCTGTCTCATCTTGTTCGGAAATGCCCAAATAGGGATTTGCCTTGATTGTGACCTTGCGCCTGAACAGTGTTCTATTGCCAACAGTGAACATTAACGCTTTGCCTTTTTTTGCCTTGATAATGCCGCCAAACTGGTGGATTGCCGCATAAACAAGGTTAGAGCCGACTTTAGCAATCTGTTCGTTGGCATCAATAAGGAGCTTGCCGCGTAAATCTCCGGACTGAACCAGCGGAGAAGTCCACTCTTTGCCTTCAGGCGTCTTTTTTGTTTCAAACCTTTTCCGCGTACGTTCGCGCAGCGTTGTCGCCAAAGCCAGATTGAGGGCCCGCCGGTCTTTGATTTTCCGGCCGAAGGTTTCCATTGTCCGGTTGAGTTTGGACAGGCCGCTGAGGTCAATATTTATGACAACGCCGCTCATAGCTGCCACATATCATTGGTAAACCGCCGCGGTTCTGCTTTGATAAAGACTTTGCGCTGCGGGCTGCTTTCGGTGCCGGTTGGTTCATTCAAACGGGCTTTACCGCTTTGAATGTCCTTCAGCAGCCGGATTGCGTCTTCATATCGCTGGCGGACGCTCTCTGCGGCATCAACATAATACATTTTGTAATAGGCAATGTCGCAGGCTGCGTCGGTTAAAACATCATGTTTATTTTGCAAAGGCAGGCGATAGCGGGGGGCAATGTAGCCGTCAATCAAAGCACTGGTCGTCTTCAAAACGGCAGCCAGACGGGCATCATCGTTTTCGCTTAGATCATTTAAGTCATCTAGGCGGAATCTTTGACACATATCTTCTTTGGTGGCGTATAATTGCCCCATTGTGCTATTCTCCTTTGTTTTCGGCGGTTTCGTTTCCGGTCTGCGCTTCTTTGAAAGCGGCAACAGCGGCGTCGCGTTCTTCCTTGCGAATATTCTGCAAGCCGGTTGCGGCGGCGATGTCCGGACATTTAGGCGCAGCGGCCGGGTCAGCCGTCAGCATTTTATTGACGGCTTCTTGAATTTTAGCCTGTCGCTCTGTCTGATTGTCCTTTTCGCCTGTTTTTGGACTTTCGGCGGTTTGGGCGGTGGTTTGTCCGCTTGTTTCTGGACTTTTAACCACTTCGGCGCGGCGACGAGCTAACAGCCAGTCGGCAGACTTGTCGTCAAACTCGGCAATGTCGCCGCGGTTTAATTCCTTGCCGTTATGCCGAAGTGGCCAGTCTTGCAGGATTTTTAAGGTTTTCATGCGACTGTCTCCTGTCTAAGCGGCTGTGGAAATCGTGTTTTCGAAAAGGAAACCGCACTGTTTGGACACAATCAGTTCCTTGCAGGATTCGCCGGAACGGACTTTAAGTCCCCCCCGCATGCCCATATCCTTGTCAAAGAAACGTCCGGCAATCTTATCTCCATAACGGCCGGTCAAACCAAAGGTCAGGCCCTGATTGGTATCGGCATGCGTATTAATGTACAGCAAACCGCAATAATCCTGCCAGCAAGGCTGAATGCTTGCCGTTTGTCCTTCATTAGAGGCATTAACACGGCTGTTACCGATGATAATTTCGGGAATTTCTAAAAGTTCAGCCAGCTGCTGACGGGAAACAGCACCTTTATCTCCGGCCGTGCCGTGAACGGCTTTAATTAAATTCGGATTCAGGCGGAGTTTTGTCCAGACATTCATGCCCATAACCAGAGCGTTAGCCGAAACAAGCATTTTGTCTTTAGCCTCAAGCAGAATTTCGAGTGGGTCACAGGCGGCGTTGTCAAATTGAGACGTGCCGGAAAGCGTTTGCTTTAAAGCATAGCTGTTCGGATCTTTAACCAATTTGGCTACCCGCAGTTCTCGTGCCAACATGCACAAATCGGTGACGCCTTCGGTAGCGCGGCCTTCGGGATCATAATTTTTCGGCGCTGCTTCTTTATCATAGTACGGCACCATGGCATCCAGAGCATGGTCTTCAACCATTGCTGTTTTCTGAATGGCACTGAAATCTACTGTTTTCGGGGCCGAGATGCGACCGACACGGGTATCGGGAACAGAGAATCCCTCTTTGACTGGGAATTCGTTGTAAGAAAATTTGAATGCTTCGACCGGGACATACGGCAAAATTTTGTCGCCGATATAGTTCGCTTTGTCATTTTTATAGCCAATCGCAATGGCGGTCAGCTGTTCATCAGGTTCAAATGCTTGATTAGGCATGAGCTTTCTCCTACTTTCTCAAAAATTCAATAACATCTTCGGCAACGCCGTCTTGCAACGCCATGCCGAAGACACAGCCAGCGGCTTCAGCCTTTGCAGCTTTGCCGTCAGCGGCGGCGGTCAGGTCATCGCCTTTGGCAACTGTGCCGGAAAGTTTGACTTTGCCGTGATTGCTAATGCTCACGTCAACGGTGGTACCTTCCAGGGCACCGATGTAATTTGTGACGCCGATGACCTTGTCAGTGGCGGCAGTTGTCAGCTTGACCTCGCCGTCATTGGTGCCGAAAGTGACCAGACGATAACCGTCAATGTCCTCTTCGGCGGTATAGGGCAGATTTTTATCCATAAGTTTTTGCCTTTCTTGGTTGGGGTTACATAATCAAATCAGTCTTGTCGCCGTCTATTAAGTCCAGCGACCAGCCGGCTGCGAGAAAACCGCACTGGAAATACAGCTCCGCGCGTTGAAGCAATGCCTCATTGCCGCCTTCTTTCCGCAGACATTCAAGCATTTCGTAGAAGACGTCTGCGGTTTTGGCGATACGTTCGCAGAGGGCTTCTCTTCTGGCGCGCTTTTCTGAGGCCTTTTCTATGCAATAGTTTTTTATGCCTGCTTTTTTTGACGGCCAATCAAACTGAAAATCGGAAAATTTGGGTTTTCTCATATTTGCCTCCTTATTTGCAAACAGCGCGGACAGCTTCGCTGAAACGGATATCGTGTCCGGCTTCAGCTTGTTTTTCCTGAAACGCGCGGGCCTTATCAGCAATGTCTGAAGCAGTCTGCGGAGTTTCGTCTTTAGCCGGCGGCGTGACTTCCGAAAAATTAACGGCTGCCGGCAGTTGGCTGATAAGTGCCTTAAACGAAGCCAGAGCCGTATTTTCTTCGCTGAACTCCAGTCCCAAAGTGCTCAAATCTTCCATAAAAGACAAAACGCTTTCTTTCATGGCGGGCAGCAGTTTGCCGGCTTTGACCTGTTTTTCGCAGAACTCTTTATTTTCTGTGGACAGCTTATCGCTTTTAGCTTTCAACAATTCGGCCTTGAGCCTGGCATTTTCGGCTTCGACAGCCTTGGCTTTTTCATTATCTGCCGGTTCTTCCTGCTTAATGGTCGGAGATGTTTGTTCATTGTATTCAGCCTTTGGTTCTGTTCTAACTTCATTTATGGCATGTTCGGCAGCTGAGGAAATTTCTTCAATTGCATATTCCGGAATGACGGTGTCGGCTTCTTCTTGGCTGTATTTGCCAATCAGAAAGTTCTTCAAATTACGGAATAGACGGGAGATACCTTTGTCGTTGTAAGCCAGTTCTGTTTCTGAAAACTCTAATTCAAACGCAATGTCGGCATTATCGGTTTCGGCGAAGCTAGCACTGCCAAGCCCTTTAACAGCTGGAGGCTGAGCACCTAAAAAAGCAATATGGCGCAGCGTGAAATGTCCGGGATTGGGGTTTGTCGGAGAATTGGGGGAATAGAAAGCCGGAGAAATCTTCTTAAATGCCCCGGAATTAACCATTTCGGCAAATTCAGGATTTACTTGCGCCGGAATCGCCTTCAGCATTTTAGCTGCGGCATCATAGCACAGGCTTTTAATCCAGCCGAAAGCCGGTTTGTCATGTTTGGGATGCCCGCAGCAGATAGGGGCTTCGTGAATTTCGGAATTGTAGCTTGCGGCGATGTCTTTCAAATCGTCTTCGCTGAAGCTGATTTCCTGCCCGGAACTGTCAATGTGTTTGCCCGGACGAAAAATATTAATAAATTTCTTTGTCATATCTTAACTCCACAGGTTTGTTGCCTATGAAGCCAAGATAACTGAAGACTAAGGATTAATTAATGGGAAGTGTTCGTATAAAATATTGATTCTGTTAAATATTTTTGCTTTTATCGTTTTTAGCGATTAAAATACTTCTTATTTAAAGTCAAGCAGATTCTAAAAATAAAGATTATTCCTATATATAATATGCCGTTTATTGCCGGACTAACACCCCACTAACAGGGGGATTCAGATTTTACTAAGTAACCGGCTTTATTTTGCTAAATTGCTTTTTAAGGGGCTTTATTTATTCTTTTGAGATTTTAGACATACATTTTTGCAATAACTCATATAAAACCTATTGTTTTTTTTAGAATAATAAGCTATAATTTTAAATATAAGATAATGAGGCGTTCCGGTAGGCGGAATCAGAGCCTTGTTTTTCTTAATCCCGGCGGCTTACCCGAACCGGGATTATTTTTTATATAATAGCAAGCCTGCGCGGTATTGGTTAAAATAGGCATCTTTGGCTTTTTGGGTTTTACCGTCTTTGGGTGTGAAGCTGGTTGTGCCGCTCCAGCCGTCGTTGGTCTTGTCAAAGATTGTAAGACAATGACTGCCGTCTTTCCCTTCCCAGATTTTGAAATAACGTTTTTTCAATACCCAAATACCGGCGGCGTTCTTTATCCATTGCAGCCAAATTTCGTCTGGATCCTTTAATCCCTGCGCAAGAAGTGCCATATAAGGGCCACGCCCGAACTTGGCGGCTTTGGTCTTTTTGCCTCGTGACATAAACAGGTCTTCATTTATCGGCATGTTGTCGCCGGCTTTATCTTCAAAAAAGCCAGTTTGTCCGGGTTTAATCCCGAATTCCCTAAGAAACGCAGCAATATAGGTACTGTCGTCTAAATCTTTGGGCAAGATGGCTTTTTTCGGTATTGGCGATGGTTTAGGCAAGGTCGGCAACTGTGTCGGCAGTTGCAGCGTATCCGGTAAACTGGAAAGTGGCGGTGGTGTGAAAGCTCTTGTACGGGCTTTGCCGACATTATAATCAAACCCCGGAGAAATGCCCTCGGGAACCATAACCGTTTCGCCGGTACGCTTATTATGATAATTTACAAATTTTGTTGACGGACGTTTGCTTAAACGGACGTTTCCACGGTCAACTTCGCTTTTCAATACCTGCTCGACCCAGCATTTACAGTTCCAGGCACAAGGCGGATAATGCTTATCCCACCAAGGGTCGTCCACAGGCAGTACAATGTTATTCCACGCCTTGTGTTGCTCTCGCGACCGTTCCAGCATTGAACAACGATAGCGCAGATACGGGTGCGTTTTCTTGGTTGCCTCTATTTCTTCCCACCGTCCGGCGGAATATGCTGTGTCAATATTAGTGCGGTAAATTGTTTTTAAGCGCCGCGTGCTGCCGAGCTGAACTTCTTTAACCTCGCCGGTGAGCGGATCCTGCATATCAGCGCGCCCCCACCAGCCGCGCGCCACCAGTTTGGGCTTTAAGTTTTTTTGAAAGCTCTCGAACGTTTCGCCGGAAACAAGGGCTTTTTCAAGCTCTCCCCGGATATCCTGCAACAAATCAATGCTGGCGGCTTTGGCAACCGTGAACGCAATGGCATGTTCTTCTTTCCAAACGTCGCGCCAGTCAAAGCCCAGCGCGTAGCCTTTGCTCTTAAACCATTTTATCGCTTTTTCCGGCGGCATCGGGCCAATACTAACATTAGTCATTAGGCAAACCCGCCTTGCCTTTGATACGGGCGACAAAATCGGCTTGAGCGATAAGCTCCTGAAGTTTGCTTATGTCCATTTGTGGATAGGCTTCCGACAGGCGTTCTTCGAATTCAGCAAAAGAACTGCAGGAAGCGAGAATTTCCTCAATAGGCGCAACCAGCGGCGTCATGACCCTTTCCCAGTCTCCGGACAATTCGTCATCGGCAGTGTCAGGGGCGGCTTCGGCAAACGCTGTGGCTACAGGCGGATATGCCGGCATTTCGCGCTTTTTCCATTCGCCGCCGTATTTTTCATTGATGTATTTTTCTGACGGTTCAAACCCCATATTATATATTTTAGTGTCTTGGTCGGCAGCTCTCATCAAGTCTTCAGGCTCTTCAAAACGGTGTACTAATTTTGGCGGTGTAGCACCGGGAAAGTTAAACTCGACTAGCCATTTGATAACCTCGTTAAAACTCTCGTCCAAGAGTTCGGTGTCAGACTTAACGATTAAATCTTTGACGTTTTCCTGAACTTCAGCCGTACCGACATAGGCACCGTTCTGGCTGGTTCCCTCTTGACCGAGAATCGCTTTGGCTATGATTTTATCCAGATAGCCGCAGAATTTTTCGAAATCCCCGCCGGAATTGCGAACTGCCTCGAGCAAATCAACCGTGGTACCGTCTTCAACGACAATGCTGGTTTCTTGAGAAATCGAGGCCAGCATTTGCAGCAGCTCGCGCTTTTCGTCATCAGTTGCGCCGGCACGGTAAGTGCCGCGGGCAGTCGGAACGGCAAACTTTTCAACAGCGACCGACCAGAATTTAAGGCCGTTACGTTTTAAATATACAGGCCAAAAGCAGACATGTGCCAGACCAAGCCCATACACCTCATCGTCATTGTCGCCGGAGTTCTTATAAACCCAGAACTTGCGCGCCGGCATAAGTTCCATATTGGAAAAGTCTTTTTTAAGGAAGAGCTCGCCGGTATATTTGAACTCGAATCGCTCCGGCTTTTTGACGTTTATGGCAGCAATGACAATCCGGTTGTCTTTAATTTTATAAAGGATTTCGGCGACAGAATAACCGAACCAATTACCGTACAGCATTTTTTTATATTTGTCTTTGAAACCGATATTTTTCAGGTTTTCTTCAATAAATGCGGCGATTTCAACGTCTTTTTTGTCTTCGGTGGCGGGGATGATTTCCCAGGGCGCGGCAACGGCAGCGGCAACGCGTTGTTCAATAAAGCAGGCTTTGACCTGCTCATCATACAGCAAATTGCGATAGGTCTTAAGATTACCGCCGCGTTCGAGCAGAATCTTGTCCAGCGGGCGCACGACATCGGCCAAAAGCATACGGCTTTTAAAATATTCCTGCGCGCTTGCCAGTTCGGTGCTAACCGGCGGCTGTGCGGTCTGTTTGTTTTCACGGTTGTTTTTAGACTTTTTCATTCTCAAATCCCACTATAAGCTGTTATTCTTTTAAAGACATTGTGCAGAACTGACCTGTTTTTCTCTCCCAGAGTACTTGCAGTTGACATCCGTCCTGTGCTGGAGCCGGCATATTTAATGCAATTTGACCAGAGGATTTCCAGACAATCAACACCGTCATCATGGTCAACCACCGGCCAATGCCGCATTTGTTGGATAAGCACCGTTAATATGGATAAGAAGCGGATTGAACCGTCGGCGACATGCGGCTGCAGCGTTTGAATACGCAGGTCTTTGTCGACATTCTGGCTTATGCCGATACAATTCAGCTGCACGCCGGCCTTTTTGCCGCGTTTAATCGCCTCAGTTCTTAAAAACTCTTGATACTGGACGGTTTCAACAAACCAGAAAACGCAGTTATACTTCTTTTGATAATAAATCATGTCGTTGATAATCTTGTCGGGCAGCCGTTTCTTAATAGCAGCCTCCTGCAGATATAGCACACCGATATTGCGATCATAAAAGCCGACCAGAATTGCGGACGGGTCGCGGCGGCGGCCGAATTTGCCAAGCGAGGGGTCAACCGCACCGAAAGCCGGCAACTGCTTAGCCAGAACGTTCCAATAAGTAAAATCGGTGAATGTCGCCGCATCTCCGGAAAGCGGGTCGTTTTGATATTCGGCGTCAAAGGCCGCTGTGCCGACTTCAACCTTGATTTTCATTAAGGTCAAAAGGTCGCGTTTGTCCGGCCAGCTTAAGACTGCGCCTTTGTCCATAGCTGCTTTATGTGCCGAGTAAAATTTGTCAGCCTTTTCTTCCGGCGTTTCTTTTTCTTCGGCATCTGGCTTATTTGTTAATATTTCCTGCCATTCCTGCCAAAGCTGCTGATTTTCCGGCGGTAACATAATGGCACGGAAGATTACGCTGCGCCACAACGGATTATTAAGAGTAC